CCGCAATCCGAACCCATTGCTCGGCAGTCAGTTGCGCTTCGGCAGCGTCGTGGAGCAAGGTCTGCGCTTCATTGAGGATGAGAGGTTCAAGATCACCCGACTTGGTGCGGATACGGATCGCCTCACGGGCGAAACGGCGGAAGTCGGATTTCCAGTAGGCAACCCGCAGCGCAAGCCACCGCTCCCGAACTTCGTCGATGGAAATTCCTGCGTCGGCCGCGATCTGCTGCAGGTTCATAAATCATATTTCCGATTTAATTTTCTTAAAATGAATTGGTCATTATCTATCCAATGAATTATTGGGTTTCCAATATGGTTTCTATCCCATACATACCAAGCATATACCATCATTCCTGTTTTATATTTACCGTCTTCTCTTAATGGATTACCTAGCATCGGATATCTGCAAAAAACATAAACATGAGCAAGAGGAAAAATGGTGTCTCTGTAAATATCTTCTAATCTTTGTTTACCATGTAAATACGACAAAGGAAGAAGCATCGCAAACTGGTTCTCTATCACTTTCTTAGCTTTTTTAATAAATTCTGAGGCAATAGAAAAAGGTGGGTTTGTGATTGCTTGATAGAATGTTCGTGTTTCTTTTAAGAAATCAACTTCTTTATCGTATGAAACAACTTGACTAAATCCGTTGTGATGTAAAACTTTTTCAATAGCCCCGCCACCTTTTGCAGGTTCTAAAATTGTTTTTTTGATATCAAAACTGTGATGATCTAAAAGTTGTTGTGTCATGGAATAGGGAGTTTCATAAAAATCTCCCGGCTTTCTTTGACCTAAATTATTTGCAGAAAAGTTTTTACCTTTTTCTACATCTTTTCCGGCCGCGATCTGCTGCGGGTTCATACTAGTTTCCGAGCAGAACGGGCGGAGTTGCAGGCGGTGCGGTCATGGCCCGAGGCGGCTGGAAGGGAGCCGGATTGAGGCCGCCGTGATGCTTGAGCACCCAAATGATAAACTCGATGTTGTCGTTGAACAGCTTGCCGAGATTGACCGCGGCCTTGCTGACTTCTTCCTCACCGATGGCAAGGGCAAGGGCCTGGTGGCGGGCGTGGAGAGCAAGACCAAGCTTGGCAGCGGCCTGCTTGCGGGCGAGGGTCGGGTTCATCGTGTCAATCTTTCTTCGACAAGCCTCGCGTAGCCCTGGATGTCGTGCCAGTTGTCCGCGTAGTTGGGATTACCATTTAGAATTCGTGCAATCTTGTCGGCAATTACAGAAAGCGCCTGTTTTTTGGTGTCGTCCAGTCGCAACCACCCTTCGGTGCCACGCATGATGTTCTGCAATGTTTGTGCGATCACAGCGTGGTCAGCGAAATCACCATAGCGGGAACCGCGCTCGGCAAGAGTTTCTTGAACGCTCACAGGTCATACTCCGGTTCAGGCTGTTCCTCATAGGGATCAATCGGTACAGGGCGCCCGTCCAGCAAAGCGGCAGCGGCACGCAGATCGTGAATCAGGCCGAGGCCAAGCCATGGGAAAGAGTGTTTCCCAAGATCGGATGCCCACTTGTCGAGGCGAGTGGAAAGACCTTCGGCTTTCCCGTAAGGGCTCGTGTACATGGCCGGTTCTCCTGCGGCGGTTAAAGATCGTAAATTGGTTCGATTTCGGTGAATTCCGCTTCGATCGGCCCACCGAGACGTTCAAGGCGGGTGATCGCGTCATCAATCGTCAATGTCCCGCTAACATCAACCTGCTGGCTGCGCGAAATCATCTTGGGAAAGAGCTTGGTGTAGAAGTCGGTCGGATTGCCATCAGCCCATTCGGCCATGCGGGGCAAGCCGCCCATCTGTTCGAAGCAAGACATGACCAAGGCACCGGCAAACCGGCCGACATGCTGGTATTGCTCGGCCGAAATCATCGGCAGGCGCGACAAATCCTTGGTCGGCACCAATACGTCGGTTCGGGTTTCGGTTCGCTCGATCATCTGCTTTCCCGTAACATATGCATTCCTTCGAGGCAAAGCCCCATCACTGCATGGTGCGGATATTTGCCTGCCTGAAAGAACCTAGTGCCGCTTGAACCATCTTCCATCGTGCGTCCCACAAGTACGATGATGTGCTCCGTTCCGGTTTCGGATTGAAGAAAATGCCGGGCGGCTTCGAGAGCATCGCCGGGAGGGGAATCGGCAGGGTCATCGGTCTTGTTGAACCGGGCAAGGGCCACTTCGTCGATTACCTGCATTGATCTTCTCCGAGTCCCTGGCGTATTTTCTTGAGTATCAGCGAGCCTGCCTGCTGGGTGATACCGAGTTCCCGCGAGGCACCAGTGACGGTGTAACCATCTGCGAGCAATTCGGCAAACCGGTCCATCCGCCTGCGGGCGTCGCGCTTGATCTTGTCCTGCCATGCCTTGAGTCTTGCCGGTCGGTAGGCCCCGCCACCCGATATATACATGATGCACTCCTATGGTTTCAGGCTGTCCCACAACTCGATACCCTTGGCGGTCGGATGAAGGATCGCCGGGTTGAATTTGCTGCGACTACGCACTTCGCGCCGGTCCTCAATCAAACCAACTGCTTCGAGTTTGTAGATGGCGTGCTGGATATTGGATCGGTTCACGATGCCGAGTTTGTGCGCGAGGTCTTTGCCATGGATGCCGGGGTTGGTAATCACGGCGTAGAGGATGATCACGTCACGGGCTTTGAGGTCGGCCTTGTCGATCGTGCGAAGGCGAATCAGGAACTGTGCCGGCGTCATTTCTTATCTCCCGGATCATCCGAGGAGGCCACGAGCAAAGTCTCCAACCGGACAATCTCCTGCTTGATCGCTTCGACGTTCTTTTCGTAGCCCGGTGCGCCTTCCCGGGTCCGGAGTTTGTTTTTCAGCACCGCAAGGCGATCTTCAATACTCATGATCCGGTTCCTACTGGTCGTCGCGGTCATGACGGAGATTGCGCAGAGTGTCAACAAGAAAAACCCGGTGTCCCTTTTCGGAGGCACCGGGTTTGAAAGGTAGTGGGAGGATACTGATGCCTTGGAAGGCGATTGGTGATTATCTCTGGTTGTAGGTTGTGTCAATCCCGCCAGGTAGCGGCCTTGACAGCCCACATCTGGGCGGTTTGCAGTTCGGTGATGGCGATCGAGGCCAGACGCCCGGTTTCGCCGGGTCGGTTTTGTCGCAGATTATTCATAGCGTCGATGAGGGCGGCGAACCGCTGCTTGATGGAATGGACCGTGGGGTCGCCGGATGGGTTGAAGGTGAGGCCGACTGCTTTTTCACCGTAGGTAAGTTCGTGAATGACTTTGGGCATGGTGGTTCTCCTTGGTTGGGATGGGGACTTTGACAGGGTTTGGATTGATTGTAAAGAGCATGACGGATATTGAATTGAACATGGGAAAATTGTCATGACGGATATTGAATTGAACATGGGAAAATTGGGTATATCCGGTATGAGCACCCGGCCCGGTCATCCGATGAAAAATTCGAAGGCATCCCCCTGGTCCGGGAATTTCGGCCGGCGGGTCCCCTTTCGGGCTTTATTGATCTGCCTGGTATACAGATATATGACGCAAGGTCATATTTTGCTTGACCATGTGAGGCAAGGTGCTATGTTGAGGATAGAGAAAAGGAAAGGAATTGATCAATGTCTTATTATATCGCAAAGACAGTGAAGGGTTTCGAAGATTCGCGGATTGTTGTTCGCTCTATTTTGCGCGGTGGTCTGTCAATGAACAATCACCGATGGTTTCCCCGGGATCGTAGTCCGGTTCATCATTTTGCCCGAATCTTCAAAACGCGCGCCGCGGCGGAAAAGGCTCTAAATTCGTTAGTGTCTGTCGGCGGTTTTGACGATTATACAATTTTTGAAATGGAAAGAAACTAATCATCAGACAAATAGGAGTGATTCGATATGCGCTTGGCAAACATCGCGGCTTTTCGGAAATATGCCGCTAATCTGGAAAAGCACAACATTGCGCTATCTGAACGATTGGCGCGGTTGGATAGAGCATTGGAATGTTCGGACCCTTTCCTTACTCCGTGCGAATTTCAACGCTGCGCGGACTTTATCGAAAACTATAGCGAAGATTGGGGAGATTAATCAGATGCAGATTGTCTATCTTGCGGCGATTGTCGGCATTGCGCTTGTCGGAACGTATCTGGTCAAGCTCGCGCTGGATTGGCACGTGGCGCGGTTGAATGTCCGGGCCCGGTTACGGGAAATTCGCGATTGGCAATATGATTGGCGGATTTATGAGAATTCGTGGAATAAGGAAATTTGACATGCTCAAACCATATACAATCCGCTATGTGAGTGGGAAAACATTGCAGCCATGTTTTGATTCGCAATTGGCGCATAATATCCTGTCAGCATATCAAGCGCACAAGGAATGTCACCCAAATAGTCAGAATGTTAGAATTCGCCGGCAGAGCGATGGCGGCTGGCTGGAATTCCGAGATTAGGCGCGGGTGAATTTGCCAAGGCCAAGAGGATCGGGAAAATCGGAAAAGGCTCGGGAGAAATTTCCAGGCCTTTTTCTTTTGTGGAAATTTTTATTGGTCGGATATTGAGCGCAAACAGT